ATGGAAGATGACGTCCGGCCTCGGAAGCTCCATCAGGATCTCTTCGGCGTTCCCCCAGGCGAGGTTCGTGCCGGTCTTCTTGTCGGCACCCATGACCGCGAAACCACGATCCTTGAGGGCATTCACGAGGTGCGTACCAACGAAGCCTGCCGAGCCGGTGACGAGTGCTCTCATTTCTTCCTCATCCAGAAACTCCCGGGCCACCTAGACGGCGTGTACGACGCGAAGGTCTTCTCCAGCAACTCGGGAGACGACTGCTGCATCTGGTGGCTCGACCAGAGAACCTCCCATTCCCCCGTCTCGAGGAGCGCCTCGAGATACTCCTGCTCGTCGTACCCACGGTCACGCCATGACTCGGGGTACGAGTCAGGTAGGAAGATGTCATGAACATGCACAACGACACCGGAGCGGAGCGAGGGGAGGATACCTCCGTACAGAAGGTCCACATCGTTTCCTGGCATCCATTTGTGGCTGGAGTCGATGAACAGGATGTCGCCTTCGACAAGCCAGTCAAACAACCCAAGTGGGGCGTCCTCAAGGCGCATCTTGCGATGGTCGACGACTGGGTCGAGGACTGCCCTTGGGTCAGGGTCGATGGCGACGAGAGTGCCACCATATCCATCCCTGAGGTTGATACGCATGGCCGCGAGCGAGATGGCGGTGGAGTTGCCTGACCCGATCTCGATGATCTTGCTGGGGTGGAACGTGATGACCATCGCGTAGAGGATCTCGGCATCGACCGACCCGAACCAGGTGTTCTCGACGTCGTAGCCAATCGCCTCGAAGTCGGGAGAGAGCCTCCCCGCGACCTCTATCACCGCAGATATTCCGCGAAGTACTCCACCGACTTCGCGATGCCCGCCTCCAAAGGCAGGAGCAACTCACCGATCCCTAGCGGCCCCAGCGTCACGGGATCGCCGATGACGATGGAGTTGGCGTCCTCGCCGGGACGCATTGGAAGATGGACCACGTTGACTACCCTGCCGCTCTGCCTGGCGACTTCCGCCACCACGAGATGGGCGATGTCGTTGACCGTGGTCCGTCTACCCGTCCCGGCCTCGAAGGTTCCTTGGGAGCCGTCACGGTCGGTCTTCTCCAGCGCCGCGACGAGGATGTTCGCCACGTCCTCGACGTAGATCATGTCCATGATCTGGGAGCCGTCCCCGTAGATCTCGATGTTCTCGCCGGTCAAGGCGCGGCAGATGAAGCTGGGCATGACCTTGCGGACCTTGGAAGGTCCGAACGGAGCCGCTGCCGTCTGTCGAGGGCCGTAGGCGTTCAGGGCGCGAACCACCGTCATGCGGCTGCCCCGGAAGCGCACGAACATCTCCACGAACCGCTCGACCGTGTTCTTGGTGATCGAGTAGGTGTTGTTCATCCAGTAGTTGCCGACGGCGATGTTGACCAGCGGCACGTCGTACTGGGCGCACGCTTCGAGGACGTTCAGCCCACCGAGGATGTTCGTCTCCGCCGCAGGACGAGGGTTCTTGATCGTCTCCTGTGTACCGAGAACGCCAGCCAGGTGGATGACTCCATCGGCATGGGAGACGGCTTCGGTGACGGAGGTGGCGTCCCGGATGTCACCGAGGACAAGGGTTGCCCCTTTGGCCGGTTCGCGATATCGGGTGTCGAGAACGGAGACGTCATATCCTCGTCCAAGGAGTTCCTCCACGGCATAGCGACCGATGAAGCCGTTGCCCCCTGAAACAAGAACAGTCTTCACGCCTCTCCCTTTCGCAGCCATCCGCCGATGTGCATCGTCAGCAGGAACTCGTCGCGCCACTCCCTCGTGTACGCCTTGCCGGCATCGGTTGCGAGGAAGTCAACGATAGCTGGCTGGACTCCATGAACATCAGTCCAGATCGAGAGTTCCGGCTCGTCCACGATCCCGTCCTCGACCACGAAGTAGCAGCCGGGGGTCACGAACTGGTCGTACAGGCGCAGGGCCGCGCTCGTCACGTCGTAGGTGTGAGCGGAGTCCTCGACAACCATCACCCGGTCGCCGCCGCTGATCTGGGAGGCGACGTCGTCGATGACCTTCTGGTCCCGTAGATCACCCTGTATCTCGATCACGCCACGGTACTCAGGCATCTCACTGCGGTTTGTATCGACGGTGATGACCCAGGCTGGCCTTTCGACGATGGCGACCATCTGGTCGTGGAACCACATCGCGCTGCCACCCTCACAGGTGCCCAGCTCGATGATCACGTTGGGCCGCGTCTCCTCGATCACCTTCTGGTAGGTGCGGAGATCCTCGGGGAACTTGATGAGTTGGCGACCCCGGTAGCGGTCATTGAAGTGCTTGGTTAGACGCCACTTCCAGAAATCCCGCAGCGACTGGTCGAGGTTGACCTCTTTGATAGACACGTTCCCTCCGAACATCGGATGAGGAGTTACGCGGCGGCCAGGGAAGGGGGGACAGCCCAGACCGCCGCGAGGTGAATGCTAACGCAGGGCTATGCTTCGTCGTACGAGTAGTTGACCGTCTGCTGTGTCCAGTTCCCCGGACCAGCAGTCGCCGCCACCTGGAGCTGAAGTGCCAAGTACTTGGTGTACGAGCCGGTCTGGGCGGCGGTGTATCGATCGAGGTCCCAAACCGCCTTGTTGCCGGCGGTGTAGGTCGTCGCGTTCGCGTTGGCGATGGTCGACGCCGCCGTGGTGCCCACCTGGTACGTCACGAACGACCCGGTGAAGTTCAGCGTCGTGGACGTGTCCACGGTGCTGTTGAACCACACCTTGAAGCTCTGGACATAGTTCGCGGGGGTGGCGGTGATCTTGAGCCGGACCCACTTCTCGTAGGAGTTGGTGCCGACCGTGATCGGGTTGGCCTGGCGGTTCGCCAGGGTGTTGGTGGCGTTGTCAGCCGAGATCAGGTCGATACCAGTCACGGAGTCCGTGACGGTCGGGCCTGCCCCGAATGAACACGCCAGAACGAGCGTTGCGGCCATGTAGTTTCTCCTCTGCTAGGCCCTAGTCCGAGGAAGACTTGGCTGGAGTCTTGGGCTTGGAAGCTTGCGACTGTCCCGCCTCCGTGGTGGGCTGCTTGTTGTCGATGCTCACCTCACGCGCCGTCGGAAGGTCGTCGAGAACGACGACACCCAGAGGCGTGTTCGCCATGAGCTTGTTGTACGGGTTGTCCTCGTCATTGGGATCGCCGATTGGTGCCCGACCTTCATCAAGCCGCGCCTCGTTCACTGGCTTCCAAGGCATGCCGGCGAGCGCCAACTTGTTGATGTTGGCCCTTGACATGGACTCCTTGATGTTCAGCCGAGTGAAACGGAAGGCGAGATTGTTCGCGTCGCCACCGAACGACTCGTCCCAGACGATCTCCCGCGTGAAGTAATCCTGTACGAGCGCGAGCAGCGGACGGAGACCCCGATCCTCGGTCATCTCCATCTGCGTCTCTGACGTTGCCCTGTTGACGTCCATGGTCAGGCCAAGGTCCTGGGGAGCGATGCCGTACACAGCGGCGATCTTCCTGACCAGGTAGATGAGCCATTCCTGGTACTGCATCTCTCGGTTGGAACCACGGAAGGGGACGAACTTCGCCCCCTTCGTGCCACCGATGAAGGCCATCGCTCCCTTGCCAGCCACTTCGGAAGTCCAGTAGGACTTGAAGCCCTCGATCTGCTCTGGGCGAGCACCTTCGCCAAGGTCTAGAAGACCGTCGGGGGCTGCATTGGTGACTTGGCGGGAGTTGTACAGGGCACCGTTGACTTCGGAGTCGATGGTCAGCCGCAGGGTCTCGAGGGGCGACAGACCCATCACCGAGTAGGTGCGCGGGTTCGCCATGATGTAGACGAGGTCCTCGTTCTTGAAGGGCACCTCGTACTGGGGCGTCGGCACCCACCAGTAGCGCGTCTCATCCTCGTCGCCGTCCCAGACGTTGTTGACCCGGATCTTGGCTCCATCGACGGAATGCAGGGCACACACCTGACCACCCAGCGTGCGCTCCTTCTCGATGGTCCCGGCGTCGAGGACCAGGATGTCCTCGAGGATCGGCTCGACCCACGACCGGAATGACTCGACGGCGAGGTTGGGGCGATTGAACAGGTCGCGGAGGTCTGCCTGGAGACCCTCGTTGAACGGCTTGGCCTGGTCGAACGGGACGACGTCCCACTCAGCCGAACTGACCTGGGCCTTGCGGATGTTGACTGCCGCCCTGACCCATTCGGAGTGCTCGGCCCAGTTTCGGAACAGGGCACCCGACGACTTCCCCACCCTGCCTCGCTCCTGGAAGATGAGCGTGCTGCTGCCGGGTGGTAGGTTCTTGGGACTCGTCCGATACGAGCGTGTAAGGAAATCTGAGACAACACCCATCAGCGAAGCTCCCGAAAGTGCGCCGCAAGGATGCGATCCTGCTGGGCGTTGATGAAGTCAGCCTCGGCTCGCTTGTTGGCTTCCGCGATAGCCTCTTCGTAGGTCAGTCGAAAGGTTTCGATGCCAGCGAGCAGGGCTGCGATGTAGTCCGGCACGACTCTCTTCCCATCTCTGAACTCAAGTTCCACGTCTACCTCTTCAGACTGCCGTAGTAGAAATCGGTTCCGCCGAGATCCATCGAATAACCTAAAGCGTCGATAAAATCGTCGTGGCCCTTGGGGAATGACAGCATCTCGGTCTCGAATGCCGATCCGCGCAACGTGACGTGGTGATGGACCTTGTGGGCCTCGTACTTCGCCGCGACGGCCCTAGCCCTGGTCACCTTATCGATATCCGCCTTCTTGCCCTCGATGGGGATCTTGGGATAGGTCTCCATCACTTCCTGGATGAGGGTCGACTGGAACTGCTGGCTCTCGACGATGACGAGACCGATGTTCGGGTAGGCCAGCCAGCCGTCGTAGATGAACTCGGCATGGTGGCTCTCGCGCTTGTCGCGATAGGCCGACAGGACGAAGAAGTCGCCCTTCTGGGAGCAATCCGTCTGGCACACGTCCTCGGCGGTCGTGGCCCTGGCCGTGAAGTCGGCCCGCTCTCGGATCGAGGAGGCCAGGTCAACACCCATGCGGAGGGTGTAGCTGTGGCCCTCCGGCATCGTCTGGAAGTGGTCGAACGGGCCGTGGAAGATGTTGCCCTCGAGCAGGCCGCTGATGTCGTTCTGGTAGGAGCATGAGAAGAGGGCCGACCCCATCTCCTCCTTCTCCTTGAGGAGGCGCTCGACCGGCCAGTATTCAGGCCAGTAGGACGTGAGATTGCCCGTTCCGTCATCGGTCAACGCTGACACGATGTGGCCCTTCCAGCCGAAGCCGCCATCCACCGTGGGGCGCATGAACTGCTCGTAGAGATCGTCCTCGCCCCACCTGGTGCCGATGACCACGACCGCCCCGTCAGGAGCCAGGCAGGGCTTGAGGGTCTTCTTGAACCAGACCTCGACGGCCTCCCGCTGGTCGACCGACTGGGTGTTCTCCTCGTCGAGGATGTCGTCCATCAGGATGAGGTCGAAACGCTTGCTGATGATCGCGCCGCCAACGCCCACCGAGAACAACGTCACGTCCTTGGAGCCATGCCATCGACTGCCGGACCTGAGCCACTCCTTGTCCGTCCACTTGGACGAACTCGGCGTACAGTCGGGGAAGACCTCCTTGTGGGCGTCATTGGCCTCGATGGTGTACTTGATGGCCCTGCTGAAGTCCCGCGACTGGGCGTCGGTGTTGGAGACCATCCCGATGCGGATATCCTTGAACTTCGCCACCATCCAGGTACACAGGATGGTGTTGTCCCAGGTGGTCTTGGCTCCTCCTCGCGGCAGGAGGTAGACCTCGTTCTCGCGGTGGTAGATGGCGTCGAGCGTCTCGGTAACCATGACCCGGTGGTGGTCAGACGGAACGTATCCAAAGACGTACTCACCGTAGGCGAAGACCGCCTCTGGCCCGTCAGTTCTCGCGAGTTCGATCAAGGCGTGGGATCGGAGAGCCTGCAGTTCCTCCGACGACAGGCCCGAGGCCCCGAGTAGCTTCGACAATGCCTCTGAGGATGTCTGCGTCGATGGGGCCGCTATGGAGGTTGATGCCAAGACTCCGCTCCTCAGTGATCGTGGAAGGATTGCCGAAGAGAACCTGGAGTCGGTCGATCAGGATGGCGACGTCCTTGGGTTCGATGACGATGCGCGGCTCGTCCTCCCACACGTCTCCCCTGAGTACCTTGTACGTCGACTTCATGTCCGAGCGCAGCTTGGTAATCGCCTCGTCGATGGCGTCGATGGCGTTATCGCGGACGCGGGCCTCCCGGGCACGACGGGCACCCTCCTGGTCGGCCATGTAGATGATGGCCTTGTTGGAGGACCCCACCTGGTATTCACCGCGCTTGCGTGCCCATTCGCGCTTGCGGGCCTGAACGGTGATGAGGGAGTGATTGGTGATGCCGTGACGACGACTCAACTCACGCAGGCTCATGTCGCCCGTGATGTATTCGCGCTCGAGGAGGACGTAGTCATTCTTGGCGTTCATCTGATCTCCCGCATCACTCCCACGCGAACGCCGGGACGGTCTGCTGCCCAGACCTCGGTCTTGGTTATGCGTGGATGGTTGATGAGTAGTCTCTCCATGACCCAGGCGGCGATCCCGTCCAGGGTCTGGGAGCCTCCGACCAGCATGTCGTCGAGGCTATGGAGGTGCAGCTCCACCAGCACATCGCCCAGGTGGTCAGCCAGGATCTCCCTCACGCCGGCATCGTTCCCGAGTTCGGTCACCACCACATGAAAGGTGTGGCCGTGGAGATGGTCGCTCTCCTCGGGGTCTCTGTGCGTCGAGGCAAACGACCTCTCAACGACGATGTATCTCACGCGGCGATAGTCCTCCTCAGGACGAAAAAGGGACGGGCCAGCCCATAAAGGCCGACCCGTCCATTCGGGGCCTGGCGACGTCTTCAACGCCCTCGGAGGTCAACCAAGAGAAGGTGGAGCCGCCGCCTGAACGTCCCTGTATGCAGTTATACCCGAAGACTACATCCCGCGCTAGTGCTTCGCTACGTCAACTGGTCAGTTTGGTTGGGTTGTTGGGCATCAATATCAGCCCACTTGTCGGTCAGGACGTTGTAACGCCAGTCGACAGTGAAGCCTGTTACCGGGATGAGGGTGACTGAACCATCCTCCTGGAGGACGATCCCATCGAACGTGGAGCCGATCTGGATCCCCAGCAGAAGGCCATTGCGAAACGGGCTGTATCCATCCCTGATGGAGACTCTTGGTGGTTCATCGAACAGGGCGATGCTCACGCTCGGATACCGGCGCACTTGGCGCACAGGATCGGCCCAGCGATAACGTCACCCAGGCCGATCCAGAACCCCACTCGCCGTTTCCCGCAAACCACGCACTTCTGGCGAGGCGCTCGGTGGAAACTCACCCGGATCATCACTGCCAGCGGATTTCCATCTGCCGCGAACGTCGTGTCGACGGCAGTCGGGAACGCCGTCATCTGGTCAGGGTGTCGCGGTTCTGGCGTTCGCAGCGGCGAAACACCGGCCCCCGGGACCAATGGGATTTCCATGGGGTCGAACATCACACCTCCTCGTCGAGCATGAACGCTGGAGTCCCGTCTCCGACCCATCCACCGACGATATTGAAGCTGTAGTGCTCCAGGGCGGCGATTTCGGGCGGATAGTCGGGATCTGGGTCCATTTCGGCTTCCAGGGCCGCCAGGATGCATTTCTTCGAGTACACGACGAAAACAGAGTTGAAACGCTCCACGATGCCGACCAAACAGGGATTGAACTGCTCCTGGGGTTCCATGAGCAGGATGTCGTAGTCGCCGTTCTCGTTCATCGCGTTTGCGGCTGAAATGACCTCTTCGGGCGTCATTCCTAGACCGCCATTCGGGTGGTGATGTAGTTGTCGAGGTCTTCTCGGAAGTATCGACGGTCACCGCGATTGTTGACGCGGAAGAACGGCAGATCCGACGCCGGAATGCGCTTCACGCTCTGTTGGTGAATGCCGAGCGCAACGGCGACCTGGTGGACGTTCATCGGACCATTCTCGAGGTCTTTCTTACGCATTAGCGGTTACCATCCAGCACGCGCAGTTCACTTTCCGTGATACCGAAGCGAATACCCAGTTCTTCGAGTTGGTAGAGCGTCTCGGCAGTATTGAGTGGAGTTGGGACCTCCCGCACCACCCACGGCACCGGCCACGGGGAAATGCGGGAGATCCACTCCTCCTGGGACATGCCTTGCCATGGTCCTGCGTCTGTAGCCATCGGTTGACCTCCTAAAGTGGCGATTTCCGCCATCCTACTTCTTCTTTCCCAGCTTGCGCTCGAAAAACTCCCTGTCTTGCTTGGAAAGGCCGGAAAACGGGTCCTCCTTCCTGTTCGCGGCGACTTTGGCCGGGAAAGCGTCCAAACCCCAGACATGGAGCTTGTCGGACGAGATCCCGCGCTCCGAAAGGAGCTGCTTGAGGCGTTTCACCTCGTCCTCGAGGTCATCGACCCGTTTCTGGGCCGCGACCTGGGTCAGGCTGGCGTCCAGGGCGAGATTGAGGGCCTCCGGGGCCGCGATTGGCGCGAAGGACTCCGGGTAGTACGTCCCGACGACCTTCGTGTAGCGGCGAACCTCTACAGGCTCTTCAAGTGCGGCCAGGTTCGACTTGGCGAACTCGGCAGTGGTCATCTGACGCATATGAACCTCACGATGAGCA